CGAATAATCTTATATTCAATGATGTTATTGGTGATTTAAGAAATGGGAAAATTCATAGTGGCGATTTGGTTGTTATAATGTGGAGTTCATCTCTAAGGGATTATGTACATTTTTTACCAAAGGGAGAATGGATTAGTTGGTCTATAAAAGAACTTACATTATTACCACATAAATTTTTTGAATCATATAAATTTGGTGATGATAAATACAATGACTTTTTAGAAAGATATAAAAAATTCTTTTTACAAAATATGTTCAATCAAAACTATTACAATATTATAAATCAGAATTATATTGTTTTTTTACAAAAAATGTTAGAAGATTACAATGTAAACTATGTAATGTTAGATGCGTTTGATATGATGGTGCAGGATTTAAATAGAGAAGATGATATAACTCATCTAATAAATAAAAACAATTATTGGGGATTTAGAAAGCAAACTATTAGAGATTATTTAGTAAAGGTATCAGATGAATCAGCTTGGGAATACCCACAACCATTTGAAGAAATACCATCTAAACATCCAAATGAAAAAGGGTATAATCTAATAAGTGAAGAAATCTATAATTATATAGTAAAGAATAACATAATTTAATATGGGAGCAGAATTTCAATTGTTTGATGGAAAAAATCTATCATCATTGTTTAAAGATATATACGAAAATCAACAAAACAAAAAGAAAAACATTTCTGATTTGATTGAATCACTTCGTAAGTTAATTAAAAATGTTGGTGAAGCAACTGTCATTGCACCAATCATAAAAGATTTAATAGATGTATCGGTTAAAAATGATGACCACTTAATCAAACTTGCAACAATTGCACAAAGATTAGCAGCAGCCGAAGCTAAAGGTATTGGCGAAGATGGCTGGTTAAGTGAGCATGAAAAAACTCAATTACTTACTGAATTAGAAGATACAGTAAATGAAATCGAAAAGAAAAACGAAGAAAAATTGGTTGATATCCAAATCGAATTAGATGATATTAAATCAAAAATTTAATGGAAAATATAACATCATATTTAGCAATTGTAAATAAAGTATTTCTTATTGATATGGAATTAAATCCATATGAAACGGGAGAAGAAGCCGATTACGTTTCTGTATATAACAAAAATAAGGATTTTTCAGATAAAGATGCTAGATTATATGGTGCTATAACTTACATATATCCCGAAATGACAACCGAATATTATGCTTATCCATTTGATAAGAATAATTTCACAATGCCGATTAAAGGAGAAACTGTATTAATATTAGAAATAGATAAATCTAATATATTTTGGTTACCATATTCAATAACTCCATATGTAAATTATAGGAGAGATTATGTTACATATACCGAATTAAACCCAACAGATAATAACAAACCTGAATCTACAAATGAAGGTGGCAAAACTCTTAGAGAAACTAAAGATTCTGGCGGACAAACGAATTCTACAAATAAAAATAATTCCACAGACGAATATAAGGTAAATGAAAAAATTAAATTCTTAAATCCAAAGCAAGGAGATACTATTATAAGTGGTAGAGTTGGTAATACTATTCGTTTTAGTGAATTCTTTTTAACCGAAGATGGTAAAACTTCATCATCTGGTATTTTTATTCGTAATAAACAAAACCCGGAATTAGATTCTAAAAAAATTGGAGAGTTGGTTGAGGAGGATATTAATAAAGATGGTACATCTATTTACATTACATCTAACAAAATAAAAGTTCCATTTAAAGAGGAAATTAAAAAAGAAAAAAAAGCATTTAAAGATTACCCAAATTCAAAAGATTTAAGTGGTGACCAATTATTTATAAATTCAGATAGAATAGTATTATCAGCTAAAGCAAAAGAATTTATTGTTTTTGGAAAGGGAAATACGGGAATACTAACCGATGGTAATTTTTCAGTTGATGCTGCAAAGGATATCTACTTACATACTGATAAAAATGTAACAATCCATACCGCTGGAGCAAACCAAATATTTCTAAATTCAGAGAATGGAAAAGTGTATTTAGGAAAAAATAAAGGAGAGGGTGCAGCTGGAGCAGCTGTACAAAAAATGGTATTGGGTGGCGAATTGGTTAAAATAATGGGTGAATTGATAGATGAAATAACAAAGCAAATATATGCTACGCCCGTTGGACCTACCGCACCCGGTCCTACTAACGCAGCAGCATTCAAAGCTATAAAAGGAAAGCTAAATACTTTACTATCTGCTAAAAACTTTTTAAGTAAATCATAATGTCTTGGACACTATTCAAAGTAAATGTTCTAAAATCAATGGTGTCTTTTCAATTTGCAAAAGACCCAGATGGATTTGCTGATTTTTATGCAAATGAATATGATGCTTGCATAAAAAGAGGTGGTGATATGCTATATGGTGTACCTATTATGAATGGTAATGTGGCTGGTATGGCTGATGCTATAAAGAAAGCATTTAAAAAGGGACAAGACAATGGGGATGAAAATTTTAATATATTAGCAGAAATATATCCATCGGCATTTGATGCATATTGGTTAGGAGCAGAAATGGCACCAATACCAAATCCATTATTAAAACCCACTGGGTGGCAATCTACTCCCCCTGCTCCCGGTGCTATTATGAATATAGGTCCAAATCCAATGATGTTGGCATCTTCTGCTGCATTGCATAAAGCTGAAGTTGAAGCTACCAAAGCATTGGAAGATAAGTTGAAAGAACAAACGATTGATATACCAAATATTGGTAGTGTGAATGTTTACGATACACTTCAAAAAATCTTAAAAAAAGAACCAGTAGATTCAAAAATAGCAAGTCACCCTGCCGTTAAACTTGGTAAAAGTGTAATGCAGAAAGCAAAGCAAGCTAAAAAGAAAAAACCATCAATAGGTTCTCAATTAAAAAAATCTGCTAAGTTTCCATTTCCAGAACTACCAAAGAAAAAAGAAATAATAGAAAAAGCTAAAGATAAATTAATCGAAGTTGCGATTGAAGAATTAAAAAAACAAATAATAGTACCAATAGAAGCTACTATTTTAGCACCGATTATAGCTACAATACAAATCGCTGTTGAAATAGCTAATAGCATACCATCTCCAAAACCAACACCACCACAAATTAAAAAATTTGTAAAGGATACGATAGATGGGGTTACGCCTGATATAGAATTACCAGGTGTTAGTATTCCAAAAATACCAACTAAAGAGGAGTTGCAAAAAATGATTGATGAAAAGACTCCAACCAAAGAAGAATTAGAAGCAATGGCCTATGATATGATTAAGGATAAAATACCCCAAATTCCTAATATATTTTTCGTACCACCGACTATAAAATTCAGTTTTCAAACTAATGTAATGATTAACCCATTTGTAAATGTAGCTAAAACACATTTAATGGGAGCTAGTGGTATAATGTCGGTTCTGGCACAATATCCACCACCAGCTCCACCAGCTCCAGCTATACTAAATTGGAATGGTTATAAAATCATAGGTTAATACAATCGTATTAAATTTATTCTTTCAATATTTATTACTAAACATACACACAATTATTATGGATTCAAAATTATTAGTAGGTCTAATTAAGGAGGTTGTTAAGAGTGAAGTCAAACAACAAGTTAAAGAAGAATTAGCTAAATTAATTAAATCTGGTGCGGTTACATTAAACTCACAAAGAAAAACAACAACTCCATCGTTAAGAGAAATGACGGAGGTAAATACTACTGCTACTGTTAGAAGGCAACAACCAATTGTACAACAACAAAGACCTCAACAAACAAAAGAATATACAAAAAATCCAATGTTAAATGAGGTATTGAATATGACACAACCATTTTCAGCAGAACAACGTAAGGAAGGTGCTCAAGCAGTTGGTAGTGTATTGGATATGATTAAGCCGGAGTTAAGAGTTGATGAGAGTGAATGGGAAACTATGGATTTTAGAGATATGGATGTACCATCTAATGTTCCAAACTTTGAATCAACGGGGGATGGATTACAAGATGCTACAATAAAAGCATTAACACGAAATTATTCGGAATTAGTTAAAAGATTTTAATAAATGGCAATAGAGCTTGGTAAAGTAAATGTAAATGATTTAGTTGAAAACAACTATAAAGTATTGGGGATTGGTATAAACCAAAGTTCTGATTCTAATGGTATATTTTCTACTAACTTTACTACTTTGGCACAAGCTAAAAACAATTTGATTAATCTGATTCTTACAAAAAAAGGAGAAAGATTAATGCAGCCTGATTTTGGTTGTGATGTTTGGAAAGTACTATTTGAACCAATTGATAATATAGAAGTTTCGATAGAGAATTCTATAATAAACGCAGTTTCTATTTGGTTGCCATATTTGAACATAAATGAAATAATATTTGATTATGATGATAATGATATAGATACTAATAGAGTTGCATTGGATATAAAATTTTCATTAGTATCTAATCCAGCGTTATCAGAATCTATACAAATAAATGTAGAAAAATAAAATGGCAATAAATCCTATTAAAAAAACATTTGGAACTAAGAGAACATTAAATTATTTAGGAAAGGATTTCGATTCTTTTAAGAAAAATTTAATAGATTACACTAAAACTTATTTTCCAAACACATATTCAGATTTTAATGAAGCATCTCCTGGTATGGTGTTCATCGAACAAGCGGCTGCTTTGGGAGATGTATTATCTTTTTATCAAGATACTCAATTAAAAGAATCTATGTTAGCACATGCTACGGAACGTAAAAACGTTTTAGCATTGGCTCAATCTATGGGATATAAACCAAAAGTAACATCTCCTGCTATTACAACTATAACTATTTATCAATTAGTACCAACAAAAGGAGCTCCAAACTATGAACCAAATGATTCATATTATCTTAAAATTAAAGATGGTATGGAAATTGAATCAGCTACAAATAGTTCTATTATATTCAGAACAGTAGATGTAGTTGATTTTACAAATGCAACCGATAGAGAAATTGATGTATATGAGAGGGATGAAAACGGAGTACCATTACAATACTTAATTACTAAAAAAGTAAAAGCTATATCAGCTAGAGAAGTATCAACTGCGATAGCATTTGGTTCATATGAGGAATATCCAAATGCTGAATTGAGCGATACCGATATAATATCGATTACAAATATAACCGATTCTAATGGTGCAAAATACTATGAAGTTCCGTATTTAGCACAAGAAAGTATTTTTGTAGAAAAACCAAACACGGAAGCAAACGCTGGAAATTTAAACAATTCTGCATCGGTTGTTCCATATATTTTAGAAATACAAAAAGTTCCATATAGATTTTCTACAAAAGTAAATTCGGATAATACTATCACCTTACAATTTGGAAGTGGTAATAATTCAGCAGGATATGAAGATGAAAGAATTTTACCAAATCCAAAAAATGTAGGATTAGGATTGGCAAATTCTGTTAGTAGATTAAATCAAGCAATAGACCCATCAAACTTTCTTAAAACAAATACATTTGGTGTAGTACCAGTAAACACAACATTAACTATAAATTATTTAGTAGGAGGCGGAATAGCATCAAATGTTAATCAAGGTGATTTAACATCTATTCGTAGAATTGAATTTGAAGAAGATTTACTATCTTTCAATTCAGATAATGAAATAAACTTATATAATGCGGCTAAAGGAACTGTTGCAGTAGAAAACTTAGAAGCCGCTGTTGGCGGTAGAGGAGCTGAATCTATTGAAGAAATTAGACAAAACGCATTGGCAATGTTTGGTTCTCAAAATAGAGCAGTAACTAGACAAGATTATATAGTTAGAGCAGTATCTATGCCTGAAAGATTTGGTAGTGTTGCAAAAGTATATGTTTCTCCTGATGGTGAAATTGATAATAATTCACCTGCATCTATATTAGCTAATCCACAAAACATAGCAGAATTTGTTGGATTGGTTGAAGGTTTAAAAGATAAACCAAAGCAAGATATTCAAAAAGAATTAGTAAAGTATTTAACTCAAAAGAAAACTAATATAGCAGAAGTAAATAACCCATTTGCAATCAATATGTATGTATTGGGCTATGATTCAAATAAAAAATTAACACAAATAAATCAAGCAGTAAAGCAAAATCTTAAAACTTATTTAGGCGAATATAGAATGATGACTGATACTATAAACATCAT